CAACAGATCGACCATAAAAACTAGGTTTTTAGTCCTTATCTAGTTTTTGATACCCTCAAACGAGGGTATTTTTTTATCCAGAATAATCGAAAATTAATACTTTACAATTAAATTGAAAGAGAGTAATGTATTTAGACCATCATTGGAAAAGGAGAGTTTGATGAGTGAAGTAATAAAACGAATGGGGGCAACAATATGAGTAAACATTGGGTTGAGTTTCATATAGATACTGAAGATAAGTATGACACAAGGTGGACTGTGAATGCAGAGATCGAAGAAACTAAAGATATGTATGCAACAGGCGATAGTCCAACAGGATATGAAGTTACAATTAAATCTGTGCATAACGGCTTGTATGATGAGGACTTAGAGTGCTTAGGTGCTGATACTATTAGTTACTTAGAAGAACAAGCGATCGAGGTATTCGTAGATTGTGGGGAGGGATACCATGCCTAAATATAAATATTGGAGTACGGAGAAGTTAGAAAACTTATTATCAGAACTTAATTGGAGAATTAAACATTCAAGTTATGGTATGAGTGATATTTATTTTAGAGATGATATTGAAAATATTTTAATTGAAAGAGAGGAACGCTATGGCTAAGACTGTATTTGATTACGATATAGATATAAAAATACCCGTGCAATTACGGATATGGAATGAAGAGGCAGATGATGTTGAATCTAGGATAGAGAACAAGATGGACTTAATCTTAGGTAGTGAAGTTATTAAAGACGATACTTTGCAAATGATCTTTCGGGACATTGATGAGTATATTAACACTAACATTATGAGGAATAGATAATGAGTAAATTAATTTTTGTGGCAGTTAAAATTGAGAAGTGCCGAGTAGTTGATACTGTTGCATTTGAAAAAGAGGGAGAGTGCGAGGCATTCTGTATGCAGTTCAGGGACTATGATCCTGTGCCTACGGCGATCTATGATTTGAACCACGCTCTTAAATTATCATTAGCGTAGGAGTAACTATGGAAATTACAAAAGAGAATTTGTTGTATAGGTTTACAGTTGTGGCTTGGTTTATTCTTGGAGTTTTATTTGGGGGCTTGACCATGCGAGTTGTTGATATGTGGGAAATTTCAAAACTGAAAACACAAGAGGAATACATGTGCCACAAAGGAGTTGCCTATAAAACAATGGGAGATGGTGAAGAAACCATTTATATTAAAACAAACTTACAATGCTTAGGAGATTAGCATGAAAGATTATAGACGGAAACATTACATTGACCACGACTATAAAGATGTTATTGGCGATGTAGTGATAGTGCCACGAGCAAATAAAATAGATCGAGTTGTTAAACAGGTGACACTAATTTTATTTGGTATAATAATTGGATTTTATTTTTGGGGGTAGTATGAAAAAATTTAGCACAGTAATAGAGATTACAATGCCTGATGAAAAGGTAAAAGAAATTGAAAGTTGGGGGGAAGATATATCACATATAAGTTATATCAATTCTGTTATTGCAGACCATGTTAAAGATCGTGGGCTACAAATTAAAGTAGAAACCATTGAAGTTGTTACGCCTGTTTTTATACGGCTAACAGAAACACAAACACACTTAGCTAATCAAGATGCACTTGAAGATTTAGAAGAAGAAATTTTATCAGGTAAGGCGTGTGTTAATGGAAACTGTGAGGATTAATATGGACGAAATATTATTTGATTATCCATCAGACTTATTGGACGCCTATTGTTACGATCAGTTTGGACATACTAATTGGGAGCAAATTTCTGATCCTGATGGTAATATCGTTATTAAATTTAATCGAAAGAAAGAGAGTATAAAGTGAGTAAACCATTACATGAAATGAATCAAGCAGAACTGAGAGAATATTGGGGCAACAAGTCCTCTAATTTTTTAGTTGGTAAAACAGTTAGACGAGTACGATACTTAACAGAATCAGAACGAGAAGATTTAGGTTGGTTTCGTAGTCCTCTTGTGATCGAGTTTGAAGATGGACATTGGCTCGTGCCTATGAATGATGATGAGGGTAACGATGGTGGATCACTGTGGACTTCGAGTGGATCAGACCTGAGTATCATACCAACACTATGACACCTGAAGCAAAAGTAAAAAAGAAAGTCAAACAAATCTTAGATAGTTTCGGGTGCTATCACTTCTACGCATTTACAGGGGGCTATGGTAGATCAGGGGTTCCTGATATAATTGCTTGTTACAAGGGACGATTCATAGCCGTTGAATGTAAAGCGGGAAAGGGTAAAACCACTGCACTTCAAGACCTCAATATCACACAAATACGAGAAAATCAAGGATTGGCATTAGTAGTGAATGAGGGTAATATATCAGAACTGGTTGAACTTTTAGAGGGATTGAGTGATGGATTTTATGGAGAAGTGGGTGCATGAGAAGATGGCTAACGCCGATTCAACATGGGTAGTTGTAGAAAGAAAGAATGAATGGGTTAAAGTTAGAATGCCCGTTAGACCGAGAAAGGTAAACAGTGGAAGATAATAAAATAGATATGGTAAATCACCCCCCTCATTACACGCAAGGGGGAATTGAAACAATCGAATATATCCGAGCGAAGACATCACCCGATGAATACATCGGATACCTAAGGGGTAACATCATTAAATACACAAGTCGAATTGGTATGAAAGGTGATCCCAAACAAGATGCAGGTAAAATTAAATGGTATGCAACAGAACTTGAGCGTTACTTATCTGCACTAGCATGATTGATTTTACACACGCAATTTATGATGATGACGGAAATGTTTTAAGAAAACTTCGTTTATCTAAAAAGGAATTTGATTGGTATAAGTCCGAGAAACCTTATTTAATAATAAGAAAATTGGAAATTACCAAACAAAAAAATATTAACCAACAAGAATTATTTAATCAGATAGGAGAGTGTTTATTTTGAGAAGAATATCAAAATGGCAGTGGAAACAGAACCAAGAAACTGAACATAGAAGTAGAAGACTAACATTTGAGGAAAAGATTGCACGAGTTGAAGAAGTGCTAGAACGATTCCCAAATGCTACTCGACAAAAAATTACTGAGTGGACAGGATATAAAACTGCTTTACTAGATAAGATGTATGAAGCGGGAGTTAAAGTTCCTCAGAAGAAAAAATCAAATAGTGGCACAACAAGTTGGATGAAAAATTTAGGAATACTTAGTTATAAAAAATATGACAGATGAAATAGATATGGCTAATGAACAGGTGCAGAAAGCACTGGACATGACCATGAGAACAATTAATACCGAAGTCAAAGAGAACGACACCGGGCATTGTCTATGGTGTGGTGAAACTATTAAACAAAAAGATAAACGCCGATGGTGTAGTGTGGAGTGCCGAGATGAACACGAAAGGCATAGTTAGTCCGTGTACAAGTATATGTCGGTACGAAGAGATTAATGGGGAGCCACGATGTATTAGTTGCTTTCGCACTTATGAAGATTTATCTAACTGGATGTACTTAACCAATGAAGAACGAAAAGAAAGAATTAGACAAATTAGAAAGGATAGGAGAGAGTATGAACGTCAACAAAAAGACACTAGAGATATGGAAAAGAAATCTTAAACAAGGGTATCGTTTCTTTCAACCTCACAATGCGGTACAATTAACACCTAGAACCTTAAGAGAAGCCGATGTCCAAAAAAATATCATTCGATTATTACAACGAACAAAGACTGTGTAATCAGTGTGGTGAACCTGCAAAATTTTTTGACGGCACTAATAATTATTGGTGGTGTGGCATGACCTTTTACGCACATGGATATTGTAAAAAACAGAAAGAAAAAACTGAATGAATTTAATCACCCTAGACTTTGAAACATTTTATGATGTTGGATTTAGTCTATCTAACTTAACCACCGAAGAATATATCCGAGATGAACGATTCCAAATAATTGGGGTTGGTATTAAAATCAATGATGGCTCGACCAAGTGGCACTCAGGATCACGCGAAGAAATCTGCAAAGTTTTAAAAGGTATTGACTGGGATCAATCAGTTTTACTGTGCCATAACACTTTGTTTGACGGGGCTATTCTGAGTATGGTATTTAACATTCACCCCGCAATTTACTTTGATACACTGAGCATGGCCCGAGCCGTGAACGGAGTTGATGTTGGTGGATCACTGGCATTCTTAGCAAAGTATTATGAACTCGGTGAAAAGGGTCACGAAGTTATTGACGCTAAGGGCAAACGACTAGAAGACTTCCAAGACCATGAACTCCATCGATATGGTATGTACTGTAAGAACGATGTTGAGTTGACTTATAACCTATATAACATTCTATCTAAAAACTTCCCACAAAAAGAACTTGAGTTGATTGATCTCACCATCAGAATGTATACTCAGCCCTTACTTGAAGTGGACGACGGATTATTACAAGTCCGACTAGAAGAAATAAGAACTGAGAAACAAGAGTTACTTAGTGGACTAATGACTCGCCTTGAGTGCGAAGATGAGGAATGTGTGCGAAAAAAATTAGCAAGTAATAAACAGTTTGCTGAGTTACTTGAAGAACTTGGTGTGACTGTGCCAATGAAAATAAGTCCGACAACAGGGAAAGATACTTATGCCCTCGCAAAAGGCGACACGGGCTTTCTCGAACTGTGTGAACACGAAGATCCATTTATCCAAGAACTTTGTCGGGTTCGGTTAGGTACTAAGTCTACGATAGAAGAGTCTCGTATTGAAAGGTTCTTAGCGATTGGGGCTAGGAATAAAGGGAAGCTACCTATTCCACTTAAATATTACGGAGCTCACACAGGGCGATGGGCGGGATCAGACAAGGTTAACTTTCAAAACTTACCCTCGAGAGACGTAAAGAAAAAAGCATTGAAGAACGGGGTTATTGCTCCGATGGGTTCCAAAGTTATTAACTGTGATTCATCTCAGATCGAAGCCCGGGTACTTGTGTGGTTAGCGGGTCAGAACGATGTCATGCAGTGGTACAAAGAGGGGCGTGATGTTTATTCTGAGTTTGCTTCTAAAGTCTATAACAAACCTGTGGCTGATATTACTAAACAAGAACGAGCAGTAGGCAAGACTTGTATTCTCGGATTAGGTTATGGTACAGGGGCGACTAAACTTCAGCTAACTTTAAAACTAATGGCGGGAGTTGATATTGATGAAGAAGAAAGTAAACGACTCGTCGCAGTGTATCGAGAATTAAACGACAAGGTGATTGAACTATGGCGAGATTGTGAGAATGCACTG